ATCATCACGTTGTCGCGGTCGGACTCCAACGCCTTGGTGCCGTCCTCGTCGAAGCGGTCGCGGGCATACAGCCATGCACGGCGGAACTTCTTGCGGTAGTTGAACATCTGCGTGCGGGTCTCGTTCAGTTCCAACTGCAACGACTCGATCTGCGCCACGTCACCGACCGGGTAGAAGTGATCGGGTACTTCGTAGTTGCGCAGCATCACGAACGGATGACCGAACGCGTACGGCATCGTCGTCGGCTTGATCAGGAAGCCCGCGTCGTCGCCATCGGTCTCATTGCCGCCCGCCGCGAACGTCGAGACCTTGTACCGCTTCAAGTCGTAGAACTCGATCACTTCACAGAACGTGACTGCCCCTGGGTTGGGCATCTCGGCCTGCTCGCGCGCATCACCGCTGGCGGTCTCGCTGGTCTCCGCCCAGCGCGACCACGACGAGCCGGTGACGCGGCGGCGGTTGACCGGGCTGTAGCGGCTGTCGACCTGCACGTCCTGAATCGGGCGCCACGTCCGCTGCGCGATCCAGCGCATTTCCTTGGGGTGGCGCGCGTCGGGATCGACGAACATGTCGAAGATCGAGATGCGTTCGATGAACGGACGATCCTCGTTCCACTGCAACATCTCGCTCTCGACGTTGCCCTCTTTGTCGTCGCGATCGTCGATGCCTTCCTCGCCGCCCGCGGTGTCGTCGCTGACGACGGTGTCGGTCTCGACCTTCTTCGTTTCCGGTGGCTTGGTCCACTTGTAGCCGACCTTGACCCAGCCATGCCCAGCCACGATCCAGTCCACGACAGACAGCCGGAACTCACGCTGGTAGTCGTAGGCCCGCCACAGCCAGTTCAGGACTTCCTCGGTGATGATCGCAGTCGCCGCCGACTCGGGGTTGCGAGCGTTGACGACGAAACGCGGATAGTTGATCGCGACCGCAGGCACCATCACGTTGACGGTCGCGAACACCATGTTGACGACCAGCTGATCGGTCGATGGATCGCCGTCGATGTAGCGCCCTTGGTACAGCTGGATATAGCGCTTCCACTCGTCGTCGTAGTTGGTGGTCTGCGACGAGCGCCACTGCTTCGAGCGCTTCAACTCATTCTGGTAGTACTTCAACAGTTCGGTCTGCGTCATGACGCCGCCCATTCCTTGTCTGGTGGGGTCGGCTCGTAGTAGCGCTCCACGTCGGGCCGCTCCCTCGCCAACTGCTTCTCAGAGTCGACGCCCAAGTGCTCTTTGAGCCACTCGTTCTTGGTCTTGGCCTTGAACCCGGCGCGGCCTTGGAGAGCGCCCCCGTTGAAGGTGAAGCCGATCGACGACACGCGACAACGGAAGCACTCGGTGCGCCCTATCTCCACGGGCTTGCCACACGCGCACTGGTTCACACAACCCCAAGCTGCTGGTCGAGCCACGTCACGAGCGTGGAGCGATTCTTACCCGCCCGCTCGCGATCGAGGATCGTCTGAATCTTCCCAGCCCGCTCGTCGTCCATCGCCCACGCGTTGATTTCTGCCTTGACCTCGTCGATGGTCATGTCGCCGGGATCGAACAGATCGTCACCGGGCTCGCGCGGTGACGTGGCAGCCCGCTCGCTGATCCCAAGCAGCGTGCCCGCGACCGGCGCGAAGCCACCGTGGGTTGCCACGTAGGTCACCGTGTAGGCGCGATAGGCGCCGGAATCGGCCACGGCGCTGATCGTGTAGTCGAACCACTGCCGCGTGTCGTTGGCATTGTAGATGCGCAATGGGTCGCCCACGATCAGCGTCGCGATCGGGTCACCGATCGAGCCTGGCTGATAGGTCTCACTGGCGTACACGATCGTCGCCAACGCCGGGCTGGCGTTGTTGAGGCGCAGCGCCCCGCTCGACGGTGACACCACGGTCTGAGTCTCGAACAGCAACAGGCCGTAGGGCACGGCGACACCGCCACCGGTCCCGGTCCAGTTCTTCTGTCCCCACTCCTGCCCGCTCGGTGGGTAACGAAGCGGGTTGACGCGCTGCCCGCTGCGCTGATGCTTGCCCTTGGCAGCCGGTCGTGCCCACTGCGCTCGTGTCTTTGCCATGCTTGCCTCCTATGTGCAGCTGGTCGGATTGGTGGTGCAGCTGAGCACCAGCACCACGGTGCCAGGCGGCTGCTCGACGGTGATCACGAACGACGTGAATGTCAGGTCTTCGATGCGCTCGGTCCACTGCGGGTTGGGGCACCCAGGCGCCCCGGCGATGATCGGATCGGGGGCGATAGTGGTGACCGAGAACGCCACGTTGCCGTTCTTGACTTCACTGGCGGGGATCGAGACCGAACCCGAGACCGTGATCGCTGCCGGGTTCTGACCAGGCGGCTGGGTCTGCCCGGCAGGGTTGGTGCAGGTCGCCGTCACGTCGGCCTGGGCGGTGATCGACACCAGCACGTCACCGTTGCCGAGCCCGGTCAGCGAACCGGAACCGGTCAGTGTCAGCCCGTTGTCGGCGGTGGCGGGAACGGCATTCTTGCCGCCCTTCAAGTGGACGCTGGCAGCGTCGGTGGTCGTGCCCATCGCGAGTCCCGCTACGACGGCCAAACCGATCAGCCACTTCTTCATCTATTCCTCCTTGGTTGTTGGATCAGTGGCGGCGCACAGCGAAGGCGCCGATCTTGGGGCGATCCGTAATGATCGCAGTTCTGGACCTGTTGTTCATCAGATCGTCGAGCGAGCGCCCGTACTGCTGGCGCTGCCACCACCCGGCCGTGCCAGGCGGCGGCTCCAACTTGGGCTGGAACTCAGCGAACCACACGAACTTCAACATCTGGTTGGCGATCGCCAGGCTGATCACGCGGTCGTCGTAGGGCGAGCCCTGCATCTTGCCCTTGTCGGTGCGCACGAACGTGCGTAGCTCCGCCAGGGTCTCGGCGCACCACAACGTCAGCTTGCCCTCCGGGCGCAGTTCCTTGCCCAACTCGTCGATCATCAGCGGCTTGGTGACCTGGTCGGTGCGGAACCCGAGCACGTCGGTCGGCACCGAGTTCTTGTACTTCGGGGAGCGCTGGTAGTAGATCGGGAAGTACTTCACTCGCCGCAGGGCAGTCAGGGTGGTGAGACCGTGCATGTTGGACTCGACCCCAACGAGGGCCTTGTTGTACCAGTTGCCCAGCCGAGCGAGCACGTCGCTGCCGAGCAAGTCGGGGTCGATCAGTCCGCACCATGTTGCGACGACGTGGCCACTGCGCGCATTGATGACGTGTACCGATGCACGGTCGCTGTGTTCGAGGCCCTGGGACGGGTCAGCCCCAATGACATAGCGACCATCTTCGACCGGCCACTCCCACACATGGAGGGCGCCGCCGTCGTCAACGAAATGCAGCGACTCGTCGAGGTAGCCCATGCCTACCGGGTCGCGTGGTTCGACTTCACGCAGGCGACGCAGATCGAACACCGGGCGCCCTGATTTCAGGAACGCATCCTCGGGGTTGTCCGGGTACTCCTGCGCCATCTGCCAGTCCGGCAACTCCTGCGCCTTGGCGTCATACCAGGCTTGGTCGCGGCCGTTAGCGGACCACGGGAAGAACAGCGCCTCGAAGCGGTTATGGCCGACGATCGCCTGCTGCCACAGCGAGTGGAACAGGTTCCCTTCACCGTTGGCGGTGCTCATCATGATGATGCGACCGCCCACGTCGGCAACAGGCTCGATCGCGCCCCACGCTTCCTCGCTGTTGGGCAGGAACGCCAACTCGTCGACGACCACGAGGTAGGCCGACTCACCACGCGCGGGGTCTGACGCTGACGGCAGCGACTCGATGTAGCTGTTGTTGGTGAACGTGAACGTGGTCAGCGTCTGGTTGATCGGACCGCCACGCCACTTCATCCACTCGGGCAGGAACTGGTAGCCGTACTTGGCCTTGCTCAACAGCTTGATCGCTTCCCGCTCGGTGCGGCTCAGCATCAGCACGGCGCGGTCGGGATAGAAGAACGTGAGCCAGAAGGCGTAGGTCGCGATCAGTGTCGAGAACCCGATCTGACGTGCCTTCAAGATCAAGACGTGGCGGTGGTTGATCCAGGTGAAGACGGTCTCGACCTGGCTCTCGAACGGCTGGAACAAGATGCGCCCGCGCTCGGGGTGACGAATCGACCAGAAGTGCTCGCAGAAGTACATGAACCCTGCGAGCAACTTGTCGGGATCGTCGGTGTCGGGCGCGCACAGACGCCACTGCTTCTCGTTCCAGATTTCGTTGAACGAGTACTGGTCGGCGTTCAGGTCGGCGCTCATCCCGGTGAGGCGATCACATTGAGTTTGGAGAACGACGAATCGTTGACGGTGGTGAACGTCCCCACGAGCATGTTCTGCGCCTTGAACTCGACGAGCAACGGCCCAGCCGGATACGTCCAGGCGTCGTCGAGCGACTGGCTCTCGGTGGCATTGGCGGCATATGACTTCTGCCCCTGTTTGGCGGTGGCGCCGTTGATCGCCAACAGCGTCCGAATCAGCGCTGCCGCCGTGGACGAGCCGATGAACGAACCATGTATTTCGAGGCGGCGCGGGTAGGTCGCGGTCCCGAAGTCGATCGTGGCGAGCGTCATCCATGAGCCGTTGACGACGCTCAGGACGGGAATCGCAGCGGTGCGCGGGTCCGTCTGCGACTGGTACGGACCCGGCGAAACGGTGGTGACGTCCTCGACGATGATGATGGCGGTCGTCGTAGCCGCGTAGACCGTCAGCGTTCCGGCCGAGACATTGATCTGCCCCTTGCGGGTCTGCGGGCCCGACAAGCCAGTCTCGACGGCGACGACGACCATGTCGGCGTAGTAGTTCGCTGTCGGGACCGTGGTGAAGGCACGCCGGACCAGCGTGCCGGAAGCGTTCGCGATCTGAGCGACGATCGACGC